CCTCACGCGTACCCGCAGGCTAGCAGGCCCGGAGGACCCGTTTAAGGCGTTTTGAGTGGGGGGAAGCCGTTTCTGGGCGCAAGTGCTTTTCATAACGCAAAACGCGCTTAAAACGGCCTAAAAACGGCCCCTTTTTAGACGCTCTGGTGGCCGGTATATCCGGCGGGCCGATAGGGTAGCGCGATAGGTTTGGGCAATGAGCGGCGCTATTTGCGCGGCATAGTTTCCGCCTGGAATATAGGCGGGCAAGCGGACAACAAAAAGCCCGCGCAAAGGCGGGCGGGCGGGCAAGCGGACAACAAAAAGCCCGCGCAAAGGCGGGCTTGATGCTAGGTTATGGCGGCGCGCTTAGATTAGCGCCATGATTGCAATCATGATTGCAATGCCGCATAGGTTGCAAGTTTTTTCCATTATGCCAATCCTACCATTTTTTCAGCCGCCAATTTGCAAGCGGTCACTTGCTCAATTGTCATTCCATTATTTGCAATGCTTTCAGCCATTGCTATGCATTCAGCCGCGCGGCTTTCATCGGGCGCTGAAATTGCAAGCGCGAGTGCCATTGTCAGCGCGTCAACATTGTTTTCGATATTCATGCCGCCACCATATCAACAACAAAGCCCGATTGATCTTTGCGCGCTTTACCCTTGGCATATAGCGCGACGATTGATTGCGACGGGTCTAGAAAACGTAAATCGGTTTTATCGCCGTCAATCGTCGGCAATCCCAAAAAGCTTTCGGGAATGCCTTCCTTGTCGCGGAAGACAACGGCAATATTCATTCCACGCTTTAACGCAATTTCACATTGCTTTTCATATGCCGCGCTTGCCTTGCTATAACTAAACGTCAATTTATAATTAGGTATATCAAGCGGGCGATTGGCAATCTTTGTATAATCGTAAAACATAATCTCGGGGAATATCTCAAAGAGATTAAGCCCATCATGCTTTATCAATTCCCACCTAACATCCGTTGTTCCATTCAAGCGGATTGCGGGCTTGATCCCGCGCTTGTCGCAATATGCCACAAAGCGGATACAATCTTTGATCAATTGCGCCATAAAGCCCGATTGATCTTTGATAAACCATTCCGCCTTGCGGGCGCGCCCCTTTTGAACGCTATTCATGGCGCCGCGACCCGCGGTATTCAGGCAACCATCAAGACAGCCCGCTGTCTCTGCCATGGGGCAAAGATTGCGTCCCAATGTTTTATAGGGCGTCATATACATGATTGCCGTCAAATAGCCTGAGCCATTACCTTTGACCGTTTTAGCATCACCGCCCGCGCGGATTAGATTGCCAATAAAGTTATACTTTGCGTTTTCCATTGTTTTCTTCCTTCCTAATTTACAATTGTTTGCGATTGAATTTGCGCCGCGTCGCAAAGCGCGCTTGTTGAAGATTGGAAATAGTATCCAATCTCAAACCAATTATTGAAAACGCCATAACCGCAAGTATCTGTCCAAAATTCGGTTGCCATAAGCGCGGGCGCATAAAACACAAGCGCGGCAAATAATATTATGCCGACAATTCCGGCCACAAATTCGCCCGCTATTTTATAGTGGCAATCAATCGCGCCAAGCGCGGCCAATTGCGGGTAAGTTCTACATTCCTTGCACATTTTATTTTCCTTTCCTATCGCGGCCAATCAAACCGCCTGCCACCTGAATATATTGAAACCATATGCCGGGCAAGTAGAAAATGCACCAATTCCCAATTTTTCGCAATTAAATCAGCCCGCCCAAAATGCTGCGACGCGGCGCCAAAACCATGCTGCAACGCGGCGAGCGGGCGGCAAAATGCCACCGAAAGCACACAAAACCATGACCGAGGGAAAAGCTCACCCTACCGTGGAAAAAGCTCACCAGTGGAAAAGCTCACCCTACCGAGGGAAAAGCTCACCGAGGGAAAAGTTCAGGCCACCGAGGGAAAAGTTCAGCCGCGCATTTTTGCGGTGCGCAGCGCGCCGACAAAAGATTTGCGGAAAAGTGTGGGGAAAGTTCGCGCGATGCCGCGCTTGGCCGCTGGCAGGGGATCATAAACGCGCTTGATTTTTGCGCTCGGTGATAAAGTATAAAGCGCCTTTATCTTTCTGTTTTTCTTGCCGCCAGTGCGCTCCATAATCATGCTTTTACCAGTGCGCTTGCTAGTGCCATAAAAAGTATTCTTACGCGCCAGCACCTGCTTTGGCTTGGATGCCTCGGTGATACGCCCCGCCATAGGGCCAGACCCTTGCCGTCGCTTGATCTTTGCGCCGCTGATCGGGATGGCCAGCTTTTTGCGCCCAGATGTTTTAATGTCGCCTGTAACATGACGCTTCATAAACTGCGTGCCAGCTATTGTTTTTCTTGGGCCTTGCTTCTCACCAGCAGCGGACTGGGTTGTCCCAGCAGGCACAGGATCATCAACAGGCTGAATTGACGCCACAGCCATCCCAGTTCGCTTGGTGTAAGATGCGTTGGCGCCGAAAACCCGGTGAACTGCCATGATGAAAGATAAGTTACGCGCCTCAAATGTCCGCATGTATTCGCGGGTGATGTCCTCATTGCGAACCTTCACCGCTGTTTGCGTGACAGCTCTGGCAACCGCAAAGGGGATTTGCCGACGCGCCAAGTTGTCCAACTTCTTGTACATCTGATCGGTGTCGGCCTTGATTGAGAAGCGAATAGACATTTGACCCCCTGATGGAAAAGCTCACCACCGATGGAAAAGCTCACCCATATGATACACGATCAGTGGATAGATTGCGAGACGCCTGCGGATTCCTGTATCATCTGCACCACGCACAACATCGCAACCATTATTTGCGCGGCGTTATATCCCTCGTCGTGGCACTCATCCATAAAGTCAAACACGGCATCAATGATCTCGGCGTCAATCTCCAAGCCTTTTGAGATAACAAAAACTTCACTTGACATAGCTCAACCTTCCCTGCTGCGGCGACCTTACTGGCAAACAAAGCAAAAAAGAACCCCCACTAAAAAGCAGGGGTCCAGGTGAACAAGAGCGTGTCTGGGAGGAGATGCTCTGAACGTCACTTATCACATATTTGAGCAAAAGTCTACTCGCCTTCATCGCACTCAGCGCCCAGCGCCATATAGCCAGCGCAGTCCACTGATGAATCCCTGTGCTTACCATTGCGCAACCTGGCGATCTTGAGCAGGGCCATCATGTGACAAACATCAGCCGCGCTGACAGGGTAGCCAAGATATGCTGACCACATGGTTGCAATGCAGCCAAAATTGGACGATGCGTCACCGTAGTCGCTTGCCCGTTGGCCGTTCACGAGCTGCGATGCCTCTTTCAGCACCTGTGTTCTCACATTGTCTGTCATTTCACTCTCCATTTGGTTCAAAGTTAATCTCATCATCGTACATTCTGACCGCTGTGATCTTGGCTTTAGGGAACTCATTCACCACAGGTGCCACCAGATCGTCTGTAAGCGCGTTTAAGACGGCACAAACGTCAGACAGGTGGTAGACGGTCCAATTTGGGTTTGAGCGTCTCACGGCGCTTATATCGCCGCTGGCGAGGAAGCAATATATCTTGCCACCCCACTCGCAGATATGCCCGTCAACTTTCGGCGGCTCATGGCCATCCTGCCGAGCTTTCAGGTTCATCATCTTGAGTGCTTTAATCAGGCTGGTCGCCAGCTCAACGCAAAGTGCGGCATCCTCGGCGGCCATCGCGCCTTCTAGGTCATCACGAAGCTCACGGTATCTGACGGCGTATGCTGGCGGCACACAATTCACCAACGTATCACCCCACACTTTGCTGGCCGCCGCTGACGCAAAGGTGAACGGCTCAACCGCTGCGGCGACCTTTCGATTGATCGGCTTGGCATGGTCGGTATGCTTGCTGTCAAAGGTTCCACGATCAGCCCTCGCCTTGGCCACCTTTTTAGCCATTAATTTTCTCCCGACATACTAATACGATTGCCTTATAGGCAAATCGTATTCTTCGTAGGTCATGTCCAATCGTACGATTTTGACTACGATTAGCTACGAAAAATACGAAAAACGTGTTTATACTGTGTAAAATCAACAACATGAAAATCGTAGCAAAATCGTACATCATGTGACCCTTCCTTCTTTGGCAGAAATCCATATTTTGCCCTCATTTTGGACCATATACCCGCTTGAGATTAGCCCTTTGATGGCCGCCGTGTAGGCTCCAGATGGGTTGGCGGAGGTCATTTTACCCCTGGCAAACTCCCTCAAACTCTCTTCGTCGATGCACCAGAAACGCCCACTTTCGGGCCAACCTGGGCCAGATGGGTTCTCTCCGCCGATGCCTTCGCCGCGCAATTGCTTGAAGGCTGACACGACAACTTTCTGGTTTGCACCGCTTGGCCGCTTCTGGTTCATGTCTGCCACATCGTCTGGATCGGCCTGCTCAATGGTACAGGTTGTGACCACATCGCCGTCCTCATCCTTGCCCAGTTCATGCACCCTTAGCTTAAATGCAAACGGCTCTTGTGGCTCAAGGTCGCGCTGTTTGGTGGCCGTTGCCGTGCGTATTGAGCCTTCGACTAACAATTCTATCTCTGAATCGCTGGCCGCACGCAAACTCGAATGGCCACGAGCAGCCTTAGATAAATCCTTGCCGGAGTGATGCACGATCATGATATGTGCGCCTGTGACTTCGCGCAGTGCATCTGTATTTGCAATAAAGGCTGTCATGTCTGTTGGCCCGTTTTCGTCGCCGCCAGCCATTGCGCGGGACAGCGTGTCGACCACGATCATGGCCAGCGGCTCACCCGTCTCAGCCTCAATCTGCTTGCACAGTTCAATCAGGCCAGCCAGGTCGGCCTCTGGGCGCAGCAGATCAACGGGCGATGGTCTGACAGCCAGCGGAGCGTCCGTTATTCCGTACTGTTTGCGCAGCGCCACGCAGCGCGATTGGAATGCGTTGCCGCCCTCAGTGGCCAGGTACAACACTGGTCCGCCCTTAACCTTGCTTCCCTGCCATTCAACGCTGGCTGAGACGCAAAGCGCCATGTCAAGACAGAAGAAGCTCTTGCCGACGTTAGATGGCCCATAGACCACTGACATCTGACCTCGGCCCAGCCAGCCTTTGATAAGGTAGGACGATGTCAGCACTGGTTCTGCGTCTTTTAGCCAGAAGATCGGCTTTTGTTCGGCGTTGGGGATGATGATTGTAGCTTTAGGCTGCACTGGCTCTGGCTCTGGCTCTGCGTCAGGTACCATGTCAAAGTCGGCATATGGGTCAGAGGCTGCTTTCACGATCTCTTCGCGCTGTTTGGCAGGCGTTGGCCGGATTTCCTTGCCATACTCTCTGACGGCATCTGACATCCTGCCGCCATGTTCAAAGTGCGCCCAGATGTCAAAGGCGTCTCCATAGCAAAACTCACCGCTGGCTTGACCTATACCGGATGCTCTGTCGGAGCCGGAGAGGCTGACCCAGTGCGTGCCAAAGTCCTTCGTGGCAAACGATCCGCTTGACTGCATTGGGCTGCGATAGCTGTCTGATCTGCCTTTGCGCTCATAGCCGTATTTAAGCATGATGTCGGATATGGTGTGACGCTGGTTGAATACGTCAATCGGGTCATCGCCGTCGTATTTGTTGCGCTTTTCCTCACGCTCTTGTGCGCGCAATGCTCGCTCTGCTGCGGCTCTTTCTGCTGCGATGGCTTCATTCTTGCGGCGATACAGCATGTTTTCCCAAATGCGGCTTTCAGTTGGAATCAGCAGGCCATCGCCTCTGTGCTTAATGCCGTGGTAAAAGCTCGGCGCACCAAATTCATTACGTCGAGCTGGCGGCACATTAGGCAAATATATGGGTTGGCCAGTGCGAGAGAGAGAAGCATCACACGCTATATTTTCAGCCTGCATGAGATCAAATAGTGCAAGCTGTACGTCAGCGTAGTCTTCACCGCTGATTGGCAGGGCGAGGGGAATTAACACGCGCCACTTGCGGTTGTCTTCGCTGGCCCCGGATGACGAATAGATAAGCGCGGATGCGTTGCCTGTGACTGTCTCAACGGCGGTGCGCAGCTCTATTAGCGATGGATCACCTTCGTCCACATCAATCGCGAGCATCCAGTATTCGCCATGTTCGCGTTGCGTGGCGTGGTTTCTGCCATCGTGATCGCGGTATGTTGATGGAATAATAAACGAGGCATCGGCCTTTTCCTTGGCCTGCGGCTCGCTGACAAGTTCAGCTATTTTAGCTAATATAATGCCATCATATTCTAGGTATTTGTCGCCAATCTTTGTATCCAGCGCACCGTGCGCTAACAGAAGCTGCTGCTTGCCAACTTCGCTCGTTTTTGTTAATCTATTCATGTTCGGACCCTTTCCACCAATCACCGGACTTTTTTCCTAGTACCCCCTGCCAGCGTCCCAACTGGTAGGGGTTTTCTTATGCTTGCTGATCGTGATGCTCCCTATGATGAATGGGGCATAACCAGCGCACTTCCAAAGGTTTACTGTAGTCATCATGATGACCATGAACGTATTTTGCTCCGCACACCTCACACGGCTCCTTACTCAATCTGCCATCTCGAATTGCATTTGAAACAGCGTTGTGGGCGTTGTATTTATCTGGGTTTTTTTCCCGCCAACGCCTAGAAGAAGCATTAATACGTTTGCGCACGGAAGGGTCGCTTTGGTATCTCTTGACATCATATTGCCTGTAATATTCCACCTTATCAGCCCTGTTCTTTCTGACATCAATCTTGGTGCAATATTTGCACTTTCCAATATGTCCATCAGCCATCGCTTTATGCTTGTAAAATTCTGTGTAGGGCTTTTCAGCCCCACACCTATAACACTTTTTCATAGCCCAACTCCTTATCGCCTCTCAGCGACTATAACAGAAGCTGGGTCAATTAAAAGGGATTTCATCGTCTCCCAGGGCGTCGGCCATTTCCTGCGCTGGTGACGCTGTTGGCGCTGCGGCTGGGCCAAAGTCATCCAAAGATGCGTCCACACCGCCAGCCATCGTCGTTGGCACTTCGTCAAAGTCATCGAGGCCACCGCCCCCATACACTGCGTGAGTGACTTGCACTGTGTCAATAAGTAGCGAGATGCCACCGTTGCCGTCTGGATCGGTCACAGGATACGCAGTGACCTTCAGGTTGCCCTTTGAGCCACCCCAGAAAGCCACATCGGCCAGCGGTTGCTTTGAGCCGTCGATAACGCGAGGTTTTTCGTTAAGTGCGCCTTGACCGTTAACGCCGTTGCGCTTGGCGCGGAACTCATAGTTGCCGTTCTCCAGCTTTTTCATGCCGAATACCTTGGTGAAGGGGGATTTGGTCTGGCATGTCTCATAGTGCGCCTTTAGCTCGGCGTGAAGTTTGCTCGCTTCATCCTTGCTCATTTCCCACCCGATTGAGTATGACGCGCCGGAGGCTGTTGGCGCGCATTCTTCGCTTTTCTTCTCGGATGTGTTGAAGCGATAGGTCGCATTGAGGCGAGGGTATTTGAACTCGACGTTGCGGATCATTACGCTTTTGAAGTCAGTGTTAGCCATAGTATTTTCTCCTAGTTAAATGTCGGCTTGTAGCCATCGTGGCAGATCAATCACGTTTGTGATGTCTGACCAACCAGTGTCCCATTTTTGACTTTGGTTGGCTTTTGCAATCTTGTCGAGGGTCAGGTGCATTTGCTGAGTACCCCATTCAAGATATTCGGGTGATAGAATGTTGGTTGATACAGCATATGGAGCTGCCTTTTCAACATTCACGAAGACGAATTGGTTGGCCTCATAGCCAGCCAGGTTCAAGCAGTAGATATAGAACGCCGCTTGGATGGCGTAGTTATATGTGTGCATGTCCTTTGCCACGCCGCGTGGGCTGGCATCCTGACAGGTTTTGAGGTCATAGATGACGCCTTTTGCGTCCCAGTAGCTATCGGGCCTGCATTTGAGCTGCAATCCGCTCACTGGGTCTGTAGTGAAAAAGCTCGCTTCATTGACCGTTGTTGGACCTGCCATGCGCTGACCTGCTGGATGGAAAAGCACACTGTGTGCCATCTCCTGCGCCAGATCATAGTCGCCGCAAGTTAGGAGGGTTTTACCTTCTGCCTGCGCCTGTTCGTGCAGTTCTGACCATGCTTTGCCTCGGCGGGTTTCCGGTCCGCGTATCATTCCGGCGCCGTCTTCAAGCACCATTGAGTGAGTGCAAGTGCCGAGGTCGAAGGCAATGCTGGATTTGTAGACTTTGGTTTTCCAGTGTGCCAGCGACTTGCTATGGACT